GGCATATATAATACCGTTTGATTCATCAAGCAATAACTGAGCGCCACCGCGTGTACGAATACGAATGTGTTCGCCGCCCTCTTTGTCGTCCATGTAGAATTGTGATCCGCCTAAACGCCGTGCAGGTTTCTCTTTCTTGCCTGGCTGATCTGGATTCTTTGGGCCAGGTGTTAACAGACCATATACTTCTGAAGGCGATTCACGACGAGCACCACTTGTACTAGGGCCGCGTACTGTGTCGCGCACTAATCCCTGCTTATTAATACCATCAGCAGAATCAAACAGAGCAGGGCGAGTAATATCGTCCTTTATGTTCTCTGTTGTGTTCTTGTTGTATTCTGCTGTAGGAACATCAAGTGTTGGGAATTGATATGATTTGTCTGCAGGCAGTCCAGGAACCATCTTGTTCATAAACTGTTGATACAAGCAACCCATTACCACACCGCGTGTTGGATCACCGTTAGCAAACATGATTGTAACTTGGTTGTCCAAGTCAGGCGGCACAGCCCAAAAGCCGTAACTTGTCATTGTATCCTTTTCGGTTTGTACGTTTGGGCCTATCCCTTTAGGACTTGTTGCTCCCGCAAACGGTGATGAATAAGCGACAGTAAGCCAGCCTGCCTCGTCAGCTTCTCGGCTCCCAAACTCAGGAATCCAAACCTGTAGCCGTCCCATCTTTTGTATGTCGGCATTAGCCTTGACATAACCGATATACATTCCGTGATATTGTTTACCACGTCCAGGTATTGAATAATTAGGATCTGTTCCTACTGTACGTGAATACTTAGCCACCGCCGGTTCCTATTTTACCAAAGAACTCGCCAGCATCAATTGTATTAGTTCCAGTTGAACTAGCGCCTAGTGTTGTGTCTCCCAGCCCAAAGAATTCACCAACATCATCTGTTGCAAGTGGATCAACAAAAGTCTCATCCGCAGTAATAGAATCTGTATCAGGTGCATCACTAGCAGAACCAGTGGGATTATCAAGATCAATGCCCTGTAAATTCAATAATGGATCACGTATTGCGTTTAATTCTTGTGTGAACTGTCCGCCACTAAAGCTATGTTGTACTGTTCGTACACCATACACACCACTTAGCATGTTTCTGTCTTTATTGTTTTTCGGTGTAATTCCTGTATCTGCATCGAATTGATCTGGTGTGAAATTCCTGAACACAAAATATGTTTGTTGTGAGGTTGTTTCTACGCCATTGAATGAAGTTTCGTTACCTCTATTATCATCGTTCTGTGTTTCTCTATCAGCAATTGCACGTTCAAGTTTCGTAAGTGGGGCATCATTGCGTCCAATTGGTTGAGGCTCAAGCCAATACGGATCACCTTTAATCTTCAGTACTATGTCAAGTAGGTCAGCAGACAATGGTGTATTAGCCTGCTCAAATAATGCACTCAACATATTTTGTCCAGGACTAGCAGAATATGCGCCTGTTCCGCTATTGCCTATTGATGGGGTAGACTCAATAAATGTAGTCTTAATCAATGACACACCATCCTCGCCCCTTGTCACATCCTCAAGCTTGTAATCTTGTGCTATTAAGTTTTGTTGTGCGGCCGCAGCTTCCGAGCTAGATTTGTCTTCTACCCTAGGAAGTTGTGTTTTGCTTTGAAACCATGCGGACATTTTTGGTGTTGTTGCTGTAGGAAATGCTGTGCTAAGTCCTATGCCACCAACAGTAGGTACAGATGGAACAATTGTTATAGGAGGCAAACCAGGAACAAACTCAGGTGTATCAGGCATCCCTGCCTGTACATTTTCAATTGCGCCACCTGCCGTATTTGTTACAGTATCTATTTCATCTGTAACCTCACCAATAATGTTTGACACTTTTAGTTGTTCTGTATTAATCATCTCTTCGGTTGTTTCTTGAAGATCAACAATTTCTTGCGGTAATTGTCCCTTCAAGAAATCCTCAATTGTCCACCCAGAAAACATCTTAACATCTGCTGGAAATTGAGCAACAATTTTATCCTCAACAACCTTAGCTTTATCTGAGATATTATAATCACCTGCCTCTAATTGATTATGCGTGGCTGTTTTTGCTGCACTGACCTCAGTAGTACGAGCAGTATAACGACCACCCTGAATAGGCAATGCTGCATACCAGTTAAAGTTGAACACCAACTCAAAATCTAGCACCTGATCGTTTAAACCTGTATAAAGATAATCATATACCTTTGTAACTAGGCCTCGATTATATATTGCCTTATACCTGTCTGCACTATCAATATTAGACTCAGAATTACTCTGTGTCTGAAGTGTTGACACTGTGTACGGAATAATCAAATAATTATGATGGCGTTGGTAATCTTGTCTACCAGGATCATATTTGCCCATTTGTGAATCACCAACAATGCGATACAGTGTTTGGAAAATAGCATCTTCGCCTTGATTAGCTTTCTTTAATGCGTCCGCTTCATCAGTGCCTTTTGCTCTCTTTTGGAAATATTCTGTTAATGATAAAATAGTCTGGGTAATCTTATCGAGATCAACAGGAGGTTGAAAGGTAATACGCATCTTATTGTCAATCTTTTCAAAAGTTGCTGCTCTATTTTGTCGTTCTTCTGTTGAGTCAGGGATGATCTTTTCATTAATAATATCACTATCCACTCGAAATGAATAGGTATCAGGAAATACATATCCTGTCGATTCTTTTTCAGCTTCTCGACTATTAAGTTCAACTGCGAGCTTTGTATAAAACTCACCTACTGTCTCAGCATCAACACTTATTTGTTTACTAATGTCGGAAACGTGGTTTGTATATGATACATCACTGTAAAGACTAGCCTCAACAGCATATGTGCTGCCGCCTACATTAACATCAATTGACATTTTAGTGAATATTATAGGCCAAACCCAAATTAGATTGCTAAAATCACTGTCTGCTTCACGAGCTGTATCGTCTCTAGTACGACCACGAAAAGACAATTCAAGGTAGTATGGTGCTTTGGCATAATTTTGTATGCCTAACAGTTGTGATGCATCTACTATCTCGTCTAATAGTGTCGCACCAAAAGGTTGTGTTAATATGAAGCTAAAGTTTGTTGCTATGCCAATACCTGCGCCCTTCTTCATACCTGTTATAGAATGTATTTCAACATCATCTATTTGTGTTGATGTTACGCCTGATTCGGCAATAACAATACGTTCTTCAGTGGAGTGTGGACCAAAACGGCGTGTTCGCGCAGCCTCATCACCCATTATGTATAGACGGAAATGATATGTGGGCTGGTCGAATTGATCTAATTGATTAGGTTGGATGCCCAAGTCAAGTAGGCGTTCCTCTTTCAAATGTTCAATTTCGTCTGCTGTTTGGGTTGGGGTTGGCTCTGCCATATTATACTAAATCCTGCACGGATTCCCTTGAAGGAACAAAAATAGCGACACCAGCTTTGAAGTCCTCAATAGGATCAATCAAGATATCCATATTACGTGTAGGAAGAATCCACCACAAACGTGGTGAACCATAATAATCATTTGCAAATTTGTCTGGTCGCCCCTCGTACTTTGCCTCAATTGTTACAATCGTATCATTTGCACTAGGCGGAATACTACGCTTTACCATCAAATCCATATAGAAATCTTTGATAGGTGTATTAAAATACGGTGAAGTTGTTTTGTTTAGTTTACTCATTTATATGTATCCCTTACCAATTAAGCTGCCATTTTTAAAATCGTCGAGATTGAAATTATCTCGTAGATCTCTTGGATTTGGTTGCACCTGCATCATAACAGTCATTGTTAACATGGTAGGCATGTATGTGTGGTAATCCTCAAATGTAAGGATGTCCTCATCTTCAGGGGCGTTAAGATCAACAGTCACTTTTGAACTTAAATTGCCAGGAAGTTGCACCCTAACATAGTCAACATCATTCTCTAGAATATAATTGAATGAGGTTACAACGACAGGAATATTATTAAACATGTGTCCGCCCATGTAATTAAAACGCAACACAGGAGGAGGCGTACCCGACTTTCCTGTTTGTGCTGCTTGGGTGCCATATTCTATCATTGTTGATGCACGTAAAAACTTCAATACGGCTAACATATACCGTGCTTCTTCGTTTGTTTGTGCTGTAAAATCAGCAGTAAGCGAAATCTCACTAGGTTGAGAATTTTGATACTGATAGTAAGGAAAATTACTATGCGTAAAATGGAAATTGCCATAGTTTGCCATTCCACCAAACATTACGTTAGGTGTATAGGGGAATATTATTCCACTGGTTTTGCGCAAGGGTAGTAATAGATTGTCACAATCTCTCAAATCCCCCAGCACTTCGTCTAGCGCACTTTGCGTAGGTCCTAGTCGTGCCCTTTGTGTTAGTTTTGTAGTAACCATTGTCTCTCCTCTGCGTATTGTTATTTATCACACTTTTTATAACTAGTTTTTATAAGTGATAAATAGTAACACATCCCAGAATATCTAAGTTGACACGACCCCTACTTATGTGTTATACTTTATAGATAATAATAAGAAAGTAGCAATATGGCTGCTAGAAATCCCTATCTAAATAATAAAGATCTGTTGAAAGAAATCCACAACAGCAAAACATCCTACTCAGAATTTGACAAACCCGAATACCACCGCTTTGATGCAATTGCGGAAACATACGATGATCTGTTTTTACAAGCTGAAGATGTCGATGTTGACAAAGACACTGGCGAAGAAATCCCGAATGGAATCATGTACTATCCTATAGTACGTGAGGCACAAAAGAGTAAGGCAGCCCGCATCGCTGCTGAAACCTACGCGGAATCATTGGCTGCATACGATGGGCCAGTAAGTGGTAAGCCTAGGCTAATTGACCATAAAATTGATCCTACTACGCTTGACGAAAAAGAACTAATATATCGCGTAACGACATACGAACATATTCCGCTAGAGCCAGGAAGAAAGAAGAACCCACGCAAAGAAGCTGAATATTATGTGAAGCTAAACTTCATTCCATTCAAACATTATCACATTACTGATATAGAGAAAAAGAAAACAGTGGAGATTGGGCGCAGCCATAGCGAAAATGGTGAGTTTTGTCAAACACATGGCGCAATGACTGACGCACTGGCCCGCATGTTTATGCTACTAGTGGAACGTTACAGCCAACGTGCTAACTGGCGCGGATACACATATGTTGATGAGATGAAGGGGCAAAGCTTGTTACAGCTATCCTCAATGGGATTGCAGTTTAATGAGGCACGTTCAGCTAATCCGTTTGCATACTTTACACAAGCACTTGCACACTCATTTACGCGAGTACTGAACATAGAAAAAAAGAATCAAAATATACGCGATGAAATCCTTGTTAGTCAGGGATTATCACCTAGCTTCTCCAAACAAATCGAACATGAGAACAAAGTTCGACAAATGCGTGAAGAAGCCAAAGCAGCAGCAGAAAACGGCAACGAATAAAAACACAACAAGCGGGTGCTAAGTTGAGTAGTGACTTATTTAAGAAAGTAGCTGTCTTTACGGACATACACTTTGGCCTCAAGCATAACAGTAAGAGGCATAATCAAGATTGTATAAACTTCCTTGAATGGTTTATAGAGGAAGCGAAAAGCCGAGGCTGTGAAACGTGTCTCTTCTTAGGAGACTGGAATCACCACCGCGCGTCCATTAATGTTTCAACACTCAACTACAGTATGGTTGCATTTAGTATGCTTGACAAAGCATTTGACAATACCTACTTCATTGTTGGCAATCACGATCTGTATTACAAAGAAAAACGTGAGATCAATTCGATCCCGATGGCTGAACTGTATCCCAACATCCACCTTATTGACGAAATATCAATACACAATAATGTAGCAGTTATTCCGTGGTTGGTTGGTGATGAATGGAAGAAGGTCGCCAAGCTCAAATCAAAATATATGTTCGGTCATTTTGAACTACCGAAGTTTAAGATGAACGCACAGGTAGAAATGCCAGATCATGGTCAACTACAAGCAGAAGACTTTCAACATCAGGACTACATCTTCAGTGGTCACTTTCACAAGAGACAGCAAAAAGGCATCATACATTATGTGGGCAATCCGTTCGGTCATAACTATGCTGATGTATGGGACTTTGATCGAGGCGCAATGTTCCTCGAATGGGGAGGCAAACCTGAGTACGTAAATTGGGAAGAGGGGCCTCGATATATTTCTATGGACTTGAGTGAACTGCTCAAGGATCCTGACCAGTATCTCAACGGACATACCTATGCTAAGATCGAACTAGATGTTGACATTTCATATGAGGAGGCAAACTTCCTGCGTGAAACATTCTTCGATCATTACGACATACGCGAACTTAAACTACTACCCAAACATGAGTCACCTGAATCAGATACGTTGATTGGTGATATTAAATTTGAAACAGTTGACCAAATTGTGGTTGATTGCATACAAACAATGGACTCATCTGCATACAGTGTGGACAAACTCACAAAAATATACGACGACATATGATAATAATTAAAAACATAGCGATCAAAAACTTTATGAGCGTAGGCAATGTCACACAAAGTATAAACTTTATTGACAAAAGCCTTGTGCTTGTACTGGGTGAGAACTTAGACATGGGTGGCAATGACTCACGCAATGGCGTGGGTAAGAGTACGATTGTTAACGCATTGTCATATGCATTTTATGGTTCAGCACTTACAAACATACGCAAGGATAATCTGATTAACAAGACTAATGCTAAGAATATGATTGTTACATTAGAGTTTGAAAAAGATGGTGTTGAGTATTTGATTGAACGAGGTCGTCGCCCAGCTAAGTTTTCATTTATGAAGGCAGGCACAGAGGCGAGTGCAGATGAAGCAGATGAAGCACAAGGTGACAGTCGCATTACACAACAGCAATTAGAACGTGAGTTAGGCATTAGCCATCACATGTTCAAAAATATTGTAGCACTCAACACATACTCTGAACCGTTCCTCGCTATGAAGGCAGCAGACCAGCGGGACATTATTGAACAGTTGCTTGGCATTACTAAGCTTAGTGAGAAGGCTGAGGTACTTAAGGAAAAGCTGAAGACAACTAAGGATAATGTGCGAGAAGAAGAACTAAAAATAGACGCGACTAAGGCTGCTAACAAACGCATTGAAGATAACATTAACGATATGCGTGTTAAGTCTACTGCGTGGGAAGACAGTCAGGAAAAACTTATAACTGAAACACAATCGGCTATCTCTGTGCTTGAAGGCATAGACATTGAGGAAGAGATTGAGAATCACAAAGTATTAGTAGACATTAAGGATACACGTACAAAGCGCGCCGCTATTGAGGCACGATGTAAGTCACATAAACGTGCGGTAACAGGTCTTGAGCTAACGTTATCAAACGCGGAGGACAACATAGTTGTGGTTGATGGGCAAACATGTCACACATGCGGCCAAGACTTACACGACGAAGCACATGAGAAGCTACTGGGTGAGCTTGTTATAAAGATCACTGAGACAGAGACTAGCCTAGCTGATAAACGTAGCAAGCTAGATGAATGTGAGACAGAACGAGATAAATTGGAAGTGCTTCCTGCACCCGATACATTTTACGAGGACATGGAGGGCGCATACGATCACAGGTCTAGCTTGGAGAGTTTACAATCTAAACTAGAGGAAGAGCAAGCAAGAGAGAACCATTTTACTGAACAAATTACATCGCTTGAAGACACTGGCATACAAAACATTGACTACACTAAGATGAATGACTTGACTGTATTGCGAGATCATCAGGATTTCTTGCTTAAACTACTTACAAGCAAAGATAGCTTTATACGTAAAAAGATCATTAACCAAAACTTAGCATACCTTAACGCACGACTTGAGCATTACATTGAACGAATGGGATTACCACACCGTGTTAAGTTCCTAGCTGACCTCAATGTAGAGATACGCGAGCATGGTCGCGACCTTGACTTTGACAATTTGAGCAGAGGTGAACGAACGCGATTGATCCTGAGTTTAAGTTTTTCGTTTAGAGATGTGTATGAGAGTCTTAACACATCAATCAGCCTGTTATTTATTGACGAACTAATTGATAGTGGTCTTGATGCTGCGGGTGTAGAAAGTTCACTTGCAGTATTGAAGAAGATGGTGCGTGAATCACAACGTAATGTATTTCTCATTAGTCACAGAGATGAATTAATAGGTCGTGTTGGTTCAGTTATGCGAGTAATTAAAGAGGGCGGCTTTACGTCATTTGAATATGAGGTTGAGCCTGAATGAGCCATAAGCACCCAAAGCTAATACGTGCTGAAAAGAAGGCCCGCATCGGACGACAAAATTATGTCGAAGAGACTATGACAGATTTCTTAGCACATCAAATTAGTACGGAGATTGACAAAACTATTGTAGACAGGCTTGTAAATGAAGCGAAAAAGAAAACATCCTAAGCATTATAGGAACGAACCAATAGCAGAGAAAATATTCGCTGCTATGGATCCTGCTAGTGCTGCTGATACCGTGGTATTATTTAAGGTCATGCGGGACCTTGAAGGCAAGATTACAAAAATGATGTGTATACCGAACCCAAAACTATGAAACGTAGATCACCAAAAGCATTAAGAAAACTAAAGAAACAACAATGGGGCATTGTTGTAGGTACTGAGCTTCCTTTAACTGTGGCAGGTACTCTGAATTTTGGGCCTGGGTCCGCAGTAACATTTGCTTCTGATCCTAATACAGGAATGGGATTTAAAGCGGGTGATATGATTATGATAAGTGGTCAAAGAGAAGCTCGCAATAATAGAATAAAACATAAAAAGGTTCATGTTGCACGACGCAGACAATCAAAGGGTAAGATTAAGCCTGTTATATATGAGATCGACAGTGTTAGTGCAACAACCATGACAGTTAAAACAGGCACTGGTCTTACGGGTGGTGGCACTATTACATCAGCAAGCGGATCACACAGTATATCTTATGCGTAAACCCACACCAAAAACTTATCGCAAAATCAAGCGCAGACCTATCGTGCTTGAGCCAGGCGTACGTTTTTCTGGAGAGAGCGATACGATTATCATTGGCCGTAGCTCGCGTGTTAATAAACTTCCTCCATACAAGGAATATAATCCCAAACGAGTACACGTTGCACGACGACGAAGAGCGTACAAAGAACACAAGACTTTCCCTAGGGGCTGGACAATGATAGAAGAACAGGGCGAATCTCATATAGGCCAAGGCGCAATTGATGCAATTGTAAATGGCGGCTGGACTACAACCACTAAAGTAGCCGCTGATGAGTGGTCTATATGCGGAGAAGACATAACGTAATGTGTGGCGTAGTAGGAATATTTAGTCGTTCACCTGTTAATCAACCATTATACGATGCGTTGACTATGTTACAACACAGAGGTCAAGATGCTGCTGGTATTGTAACGTGTGATGGTGAGGGATTACATACACGTAAAGGCAACGGCATGGTGCGTGACGTATTTCATACAAGACATATGCGTAGGATCAAGGGTAACATTGGTATAGGCCATGTGCGTTATCCTACCGCAGGAAAAAAGAAGGCCAAAGAAGCACAACCCTTTTATGTTAACAGTCCTTACGGTATTTGCTTGGCGCATAACGGCAACCTTGTTAATTACGAGGAGCTATACGATATGTTAGCAACAACAGACTTACGTCATCTTAACAGTAAGAGTGACAGTGAGGTCATACTGAACGTCTTTGCACATGAGTTGCAGAAGATTGGGAAGCATGGATTAATGGCTGATCGAGTATTTGACGCAACAACGGAACTATTCAAACGTGCTAGTGGTGGTTATGCTGTTGTTGCATTGATAGCAAATAATGGTCTTGTAGCGTTCCGCGACCCTTACGGGATACGTCCACTAGTGTTAGGCAAACGTGATCGTTCCTCAGGTGTTGAGTACATGATCGCTAGCGAGAGCGTTGCGCTGGATGCACTAGATTTTGAGCTTGTACGTGACGTTGCTCCAGGTGAGGTAATCTTCATTGACAACAAGGGACGACTGCACTCAAAAATATGTGCAGACGAAACACAGTGGTCGCCGTGCATATTTGAATTTGTATACTTTGCTCGGCCTGATAGTATTATTGATGGACTCTCAGTTTACAAGGCTCGACTACGTATGGGGGAGACACTAGCAAAGAAGATCATACAACAGAACAAACACAACGACATTGATGTTGTTATCCCTATACCTGACACAAGCCGCACACCTGCTGTACAAGTAGCACACGGCTTGGGTGTTAAGTTCCGCGAGGGCTTTATTAAGAACAGATATATAGCTCGCACATTTATCATGCCAGGTCAAAAAATGCGTGAAAAGTCTGTTAAGCAAAAACTTAACGCTATTGAACTAGAGTTTAAAGACAAAAATGTGCTGTTAGTAGATGACAGCATTGTACGTGGCACTACGTCGCGTGAGATCATAAAAATGGCGCGCAGGGCAGGGGCGAAGAAAGTATACTTCGCATCTGCTGCACCCCCTGTGCGCCACCCTAATGTATACGGTATTAACATGCCTACATCATCTGAACTCATTGCATCTGACTGCACTGAGAAAGAGGTGGAAGAATTGATTGGAGCAGACTGGCTTGTTTATCAAGACCTCGACGCATTGATCGAATCTGTTAAATATGAAACAAGCGACATTAACACGTTTGATACATCGTGCTTTTCAGGTGACTATGTTACTGGCGATGTAACAGATAAATTTCTCAAACAACTGTCGGACAAAAATAATGGTTGACAGGAACTAACAGTTCGTGTTATTATAAAAGGATAATATGGGTAAAGTTAACGGAAAACAAAAAGGCAATTCATTTGAACGTAAGATAGCAAATACGTTCGCAGCGCGTTTTGCTGAACACACAGGAATACCTCAGAGCTTCAGGAGAAATCCAGATTCGGGGTCATTTTTTGGTGGCACTAATGTCTCTCGCGCAGAGACACATGATACTGACTGGGCAATTTATGGTGATTTAATTTGTCCTAAGGCATTCAACTTCTCTGTTGAGTGTAAGCATTACAAGGCTGCACCAAAATTAAATGGAATATTAAAACAAAAATGGACAGAGTGGGACGATTGGATTAAACAAGCACAGCAGGATGCACGGACAAGTAAAAAGGAAGTGCTTATCGTCATTCGTTACAACAATACAGAGACACTTGTGATGACAGAACCAGGCGTTTCACCACTTCAACCAATAATAAATTACTCAAATATGGAAATACAAACAC